GCTACGGGTTACTATCAATTGACCAGTAACATAACATTTAATTCTAGCGCAACAAGAACAACGCCAGCGACGTTCTTTAAAAAGAATGGCAGCACTAATTTACTTGGCGAGGGTTACGGCTATATCAGAAATGCATCGGCACAAAATGACAACAATAATTTGGTTACCTGCATTGTTGAGTTGCAAGGAGGCGACTATGTTGAAGTGTTCTCGTTTGATTCAAGTACAGTCGCAGGCACTTGTTTTGCAACACAAGCATTTTTCGAGGTAAGCTCAACAGGTGGTCAAGCAGGACCGCAAGGCCCAAGTGGCACGACTTACGATGTTGTAACGCTGACAGGTTCAACAACTCTATCAAGTGCGCACACAACAAAATATCTTGTTCTTAACAGTGCTTCAGCAGTAAATATTACCGTACCAGCGTCTGCGTCTTATGACACTTATGCCGAGTTTGTTATTGAGCAGCGCGGGGCGGGCACTGTCACGGTAGTTGCAGCGTCAGGGGTAACAATCTACAGCTCAGAAACGTTAGTTTCAGGCGGTCAATACGCGGTAATGGGTTTAAAGAGAACTGCGTCAAATGTTTACACCTTGACGGGAGAAAGACAAGCAAGCTAATGGGAAATTTTTACCAAGCCGTGTCATCAAATAAAGCTGTTAGCGGCTTATTGCTTGACGTATATGCAAATTTCTCGGTTGCCTATTCGCTACGCAAGCTCAGGACACTTTACACAGGCGATTGCATCGAAGTTTATAACGGCACTTCATACGCTAGTATAGGGTTCGACAGTAGCAACGGTTTAGACTTGACAGCGTTGGCTAATCACTGCGGTTCAAATGATGGGTTTGTGTCAAAATGGTATGATCAGTCAATTAATAACAACACGGCATTCCAGACAGACACGACTAAAATGCCCAAGGTTTATGACGGCACAACACAAAGTGTTTTGTTGCAGGATTCTAAGCCTGTTATTAAATATATTCATGGCAACGGATGCTCTATGGATATCACAAATTTAGTAACTGATTCTACTGCCCATTTCTTTAATAGAACAGGAATTGATACTCAGAATGACAAAAAGCAGGTGTGGGAGCCTCGTTTTAATAATAGCTTGTATTCTACTTTTCTGAGTAATGGTGGAACGGCTCTCAGTGGTACGAGTTTATTTATCAATGGCGTTTCAAGTACTGCTACGCTAAAAAATACATTTTATAATGCGATCCAACCTTTTTCAGGTTACAACTCAATTCAGAACCTACAAAGCTCAAATATTACAGCAGATGTTTTAGGTGGGTTTAATATGCATCACATGCAGGAGGTCATAATTTTTAACGTTGATATGTCATCTGAACGTGTTGATGTTGAACGTAGAATAAATAATTTTTACTTTCCTCCTGCTCCAGCAACTCCTGCTCAAGTAAATTCTCTCGCGTCATGGTCAGATCCTGCTGACGCTGCTGTAAACGATATTACTATACCTGATAAAACATACAACAATTACGGTCCATACAGCGCATACGACAATTATGTTGGTGGCTCAAATGGCGCGGCTGTGGTTGATTTAAACGGGACGAAGTGTATGTATTTAGATGGCGTAAATGACCGCGTTTATACATATAACGTGCGGGTTAATAACGTTAACATTTGGCAACCAACAGGTGATGTGGAAACGTTTACACACGAGTTGTGGGTGCGGTCAAATGGTTCATGGTTAACAAATGGCAATTTTATAAACTACGGCTACAACAGTGCATGGCGGTGTAGGATGAATAGCAATAACACGCTGTGGCAGTATTTTAACGGAACTTCTAGATCAAGTTCTTCAACCTTAGCAACAGATACTTGGCATCATCTTGTCTTTTCAATGACAGGAAGTGGAAGCGATTATCAAACCATGAACGTTTACAGGAATGGATCGCTATGGCAGTCAGAAAGTCTAAGCGTAAATCCAAGCTACAATCAAGCGGTAAAATTTTATGGTGGCTACAGCTCAAGCAGTGAGGCACAGCGCATGTACTTAGGAGTAACAAGGACTTACGAGGATGTCGCATTGACTGCTGCTGAAGCGTTGCAGAATTTTAATTTAGAGAAAGCAAACTACGGGTACTAATGATACAGACAGAAGACATCAACGCCAAGCTATATAAAGTCATATTCAATGTTAACGATATTGTTTGGGATGATATTGTTGAAGATAGCCTTGATCAAATTTTGACCTCTCAAGATGGTGCAATTCGTGTGGTTGAATTACTACAAACTCATCCCACAGCGTTTTCATCAGAGAACGTTCGGTACATGGTACAAAGTGATTTAGATAATTGGACAGCTCCGTTAACCTGACATAACAAAAAAACATGACTATAGACGTATATTATTTGCTATCGTGGCTTGCTTACTTTGGTACTCAAACGAAGTACGACCCTACTTATGATTTAAATGGTGATGGTTATGTCACTATTGCAGACCTTTTAGAGTTTCTTACTTTGTTTGGTACGACTATTTAAGCATATGAACAACTAAGATTCAAAATGAGCAATATGAAAACAAAGCTCGGTGTAATTGATTACGCCAAATACGAGCAACCCATGTTTACTGATCACAGCAACAAAGACTGGGTATTTTTTGGTGAGGACAATTTGTATCCTCTTTATCTTGACGACTTATTTATCTCCTCTTCTATACACGGAGCTATAGTCACGGGTACTGCGGATATGATTTACGGTGAGGGTTTAGACAGCGATAGTAAAGACGAAAATGTCAAACAGTGGTTGCAGCTTACTGGTATGTTTCGTCACGACTCACTTAAACGTGCAGCCTTTGATTTAAAACTTTATGGCAATGCTTACTTAAATGTCATTTGGTCACAAGATAGAAGCAGCATAAGCGAAGTCCACCATGTTCCTGCAAGCACTATTCGGTGTGGCAAAGCCGATGACAACGATGATATTAAGATTTTTTATCACAGCACAAATTGGATTGAATCAAACCAATCTACATTTAAGCCAAATCCTATTCCAGCTTTTGATGTAAACGACCGCACCGCAGCAAGTCAAATCGTTCACATTAAATCGTACAGTCCTGTGTCTTTCTTTTACGGAATGCCAGACTACAAAGGGGCTACAGCATATTGTGAGCTGGATAAAAGCATAGCTGAATTTCATCTTAGCAATATAAAAACGGGGCTTTTTCCCTCTATGGCCATTAGCTTCAACAGTGGCATACCTACAGATGACGAGCGTAGAGATTTGGAACGCTTGATTTACGACAAGTTTGGTGGGGCAAGCAACGCAGGTAAAATTTTAATGACCTTCAATGATGGCCAAGATTCAGCACCGACTATTGAACCTTTTAATTTACCCAACCCACACGACACTTATGACTTCTTAGCGAAGCAAGTGTTTCAAGAAATACTATCGGGTCACCGTGTAACTTCGCCACTGCTGTTTGGGTTGCGATCAGAAGGAGGAGGTTTTGGAAGTAATGCAGATGAGATGCGTGACGCATACGATTTATATAGCAAGACGGTTGTAGAGCCATTTCAGCATACGTTGCTACATGGTATAAAGCCTCTACTAGCTGCTAATAGCATTGTTTTAGACGTGTATTTTAAAGACTTAGTGCCAGCTAGTTTTATCGTACAGAAAGAAGAAGAAGAAAAAAAAAAAATCTTTTCCAAGCAACCTGTTCGCATTAACGACACGCAAGGATCAATTTGGCTAAATCATTTGGCTGACAAAGACGCACCACTGCCTAAAGAATTCCGTCTTTTAAAAGAAGAAGACATCACCGATACGTCAGACGACAAACGCCTGCATAGCATGCACAAGTTTGGCTTAGAAGATTATTCAAACTATGACCTAGTTTCTGACTGGGGTGACGTTGTTAGTCCACAGGGTAATTTGTTTGCTGTACGCTATCAGTATTTTAAAGCTACCAGTCAACAGCCTAAAGGCAACAGCCGAGATTTTTGTGTGGAGATGATGGATTTGTCAGATGCTGGTGTGCAGTACCGATACGAAGACATAGGCAATATGAGTTCTGATGGAGTAAACGGTCAGTTTGCCGCAGCAGGACAAAGCACTTATGACATATTTGAATGGGCTGGCGGCAAGAATTGCTACCACGGTTTTAAAAGACTTATATATGTATATGTACCCGATGGTCTTCCAGACACCACAGATGGGCTATATGAGGATTGGGACGCTGTTATGCGTCGAGTTGGAAACAACCCTTACATAGTGCAGAAAGGAGAAGAAGCTATCGCACCAATAGACAAGCAATAATGGCTACACTGTATATAAACGCATCGCGTATAAAAAAAGACACGGCACTTGGGTCAGCTGTAGATGACAACCTGTTGCACCCTTATATCTTAATTGCGCAAGATCGGTGGATATTGCCAGCTCTTGGTACAGACCTCGACGACAAGCTAAAACAGGATATTGTAGATAGCACCCTTGTTGGAAATTATGATAAATTAGTGACTGAATTTATTCAGCCCTGTTTAGTGCAATTAGCCTTTGCAGAAGTGGCTTATGTAATGCGATTGCGGTTCTCTAATAATAGCGTTACCTTGATAGACAACGAGCAAGGTACAAGTGCCTCAATGGGTGATATTAAGATGGTTGTTCAAAAAGCTACAGATATAGGAATGTTCTATCGAGGTCGCTTAGTAGATTACTTGTGTCACAACACCAGTTTGTTTCCTGAATATTCAAGCAACAGTGGTGCAGACCTTAGCCCAAACACTCACAATTATTTTGGAAACCTCAATGTCGATAAGAACAGAATCAAGAGTAACCGAGAAATCAGAATCGCACAAGGTATTGGCCTCAAAGATTACTAAGCGAATTAGGAATGAAGCCAAGCTCATTGAATACATAAAAAGATGGAGTACGATTTAATAGGTGTAGTAGTTGGTGCGTTAAGCGGTATCATAGCGACATGGGTTAAGCTGACAAATGAGGTCACAAAAATAAAGAGCCGCTTGTACTCGTTA